ACGTAACGCGATAGTTGGCGGAAGTAAGACTCCGCTGAAATTCACTATTACGCCTAAAGATGTATTAGACCACGTTTATGGATCACCAAAAATACGGCTGATTGCGTTAATTGGCTTCTTCTTTAGTCTCCGCTCCCAGGAGCTGGCAGCCATCTGCCCATCTGATTTTAAGGGTGGATCAAAGGTAACGGGGCTGGAGTGCTGCAAAGTCATGGCCAAGGCAAAGCTGTATAGCCGATTTGCTGCGAAGATAACTAAACAAAAGAGCGGTAAGAATATCAAGGGGCCGAAGAATAACTCGACTGGATGGGTAGCATGCTTTGATGAAAGAGCTGCAAGGGAGATCGTAGAGCTGTTGCGGGATTTGCCACCAACCGAACCAATTTGGACTACAAGACCGGATTGGCTTTACAAGGTATGGGGCCGTGAGGGTTTTCCTGGAATTACCATTAAGGATCTAAGAAGGGCTAGTATCTACTGGCTAGGACATTACGGGGGTATGGACTTCACTGCCCTAAAGAACCACGCACGTCATTCAGACCCTAGCACAACAGCCCTATACGTTCGCAGACCGGACGATCTAGGGGATGAGGATGACTGGGTTGAGCTAGATTTAGACGCCTAAAAGTATGCACATACGCACCTAAAAGGCAGCATAAAGATGCTTATATGAACTAATTCAGACCCAATAACTTATATATACCAGTAACCAGCCCCACTATAGCAGCCAAAGCACCCACCGCCTTAAGCAGAAAATGCATACCCTCGACATGTTTCTTTACGGGGGATATTGCAGCAGAACTGTTCTTGGCTTCCTGTAACATCGCCATCTCCAACAAATGAGTTCGCCGGATGTGCTCGTCAAGCAAAACGGATTGCTTAGCCAGCGTTACGTCTGTACTTGCAGCGTGGCGATAAATCCCCTTGATGGAATCATCGATGCTATCTAACCGCGATATAACCAAATTTGAAAAATCATCATTCATCGCCCATCTCCGGTAACGTGCCAACCATAGATCTGTACTGCTCGTCCTCTTTCATCAGTATTTTGTGCGCAGTCAGAACGCCTAGCGGCCCACGTTCTGATGCTTTTTGTAGAATAGATGCGAACGGTCCTAGTTTAGAAGGATCGCTCCCAAGAACCTTAGCCACCATGTTAGACGACGCAGCCAGCGACGAATTACCGCGTTCGCGTGCAAGCTTAGACGCAATAGCTGTAAGCGACCCAGCAGCGTCCCCACCTTTAGGAATACCTGCCGCCATCAAATCCCTAAATCCAAAATCTCCGTTGCGTGCCTGTCTGGCCGATGATTTTGAGAGTATTTCTTCTGCGCCCTTAAATAGTGGGAACGAACTCATATTCTGTTTATATTCGGCAGCACGTTCTGGCAGCAAGGAAGAGATCTTGTCACTAACTCCCTCCTGAAGGTCTGCACGTAAGTCAGTCAATATCTGCTTATCAGGTGATCTTTCGGCATACGCCTGTTTGAACGGGATCTGCTGGTTTAAGGATTCTATTTCCTGCTGAACCTGCTCGATATTTCGTCGTGGCGTATTGTTGAATGCCTCTGCATTTTTTGTATAAGCACGGGCTGCCCGCTGAGCTGGAAGGTTAGAATCGGATGCGAGTCCCTGCTGAATATCTGCCTTTTTTAACAGGCGGCCCAAATCTATCTTCTCGCTTTGGTTAGCGTTTATTACCTTGTCGGCCTCGTCGCGAATTGCGCCTATGCGTCGCCCCTTATCACCTAGCACCTTTTCTACACGTGGTAACATCCCATCGACAGACGAACCAAACTTTACTACTCCGCTATCCAGTAACTCATCGGCAAGCTTATCGGTAATGCCTTTGTTGTTGAGTAATTCTTGCTGAGATAAAATAGGATCTAGTGATTTAATTGCGCGGTTTCTGGCAAATTGTTTAGCGCCTGCTCCAACAGTCTTGGCCGCGTGTACTGCAGGAGGTAACGAACTTAGAATACCAGAAAATGCAGCTGCAGACTTAGCCGCTGTCATGGCCTCCTCGTTGGACGCGCCCCTGCCAATAGCATCCGCGTATGCCGCCGAAGCAGTAATACCTGTGTTTACACCACCAGCCAGTACCTTACTTCCCAGCGTTGCTCCTGCTTTAACAGCAGTAGCTGGCATAACCCCCATCTGTGCTACGGACCCCATTAAAGCTGCTGTGGGATGATTTTTTCTTTTGCCTGCGTCGATTTTCTCTTGGGATTCTTCTCTGTCGTCATATTCGTTTAAACGTTTACCGAATGCTGCGCCAAGATCCTTCTCCTTACCAAGAACACGATCTTTTAGCGCCTGCGAACCGGCGACCATGCTCTTTCCTGTGTTGCGGATAGCAGGAGATACGAGAGGGATATTAGACATACTAGACGAGAACGCATCAAGTGCCCCGCCAAAATCCATGTCGTTGGGTAGGAATGGAACAGCGTCAATTACGTCTTTGCCAAGATCCTTCAGCCCATAACCCTTTTCAGGTTCGGCGGCTGGTGGCTCATCATCCATCGGAGGGAGCGCCATAGCATCGACTTCATCGTCGTCCATAGGTGGCAGTTTAAATTCTGACATTTAATCCTCGAATAAGAAGTTCGGATTTGATTTCTTTAGCGCCGCTTTAACTGCAGCTAAGTTTGACGGATCAATACCGGCCTGCTTGAGGGCTTCCATATTTTTATTGATGTAGGCCGATACAGCGGCGTTAGTTTTCTTGATGCTGCTGGGAGTACCTGGCGTTGCTGATTTTGCGGCTGATTTTTGTCCGCCTTCTAGTTCCTTAGTAAATCCTCTGTCGTCAACCTCCATCACATCGTCTGGATTTGGTACTAAATTGTAAGTTTTGATTAAGTTGTTAAAGTTGTCGTTAGTGCCTGCGCGAAGAGCACGTAACCTGTTCATAAACATACTCTGGGCTGCGGCGCCCTCGGAACCGGATGAGTTCCACTTCTGAAACAGAGACGATAGATTATCTTTAACGGCTGCCTCACTAGTTCCCTCTGGCATGTACTTAGAAACGAAATCAATCTCGGCTTTTTGGAGAGCACCGCGAACATCCGAGGTACCTACACGAATAAACAATCTGGCAGCAACTGCAGCGGCCAAATCTCTCTTCTCTGTTGGTAGAATGTCGAGGCCGTCGTTATTTTCGTACAGACCCTCAAGGGTATTTAATCCAGCGTTAATATCTAAGTTCACTGCTTGCACATCTCTGAGTTTTTTTGCCTCAGTTGGTTGCATTCTGAATGAGTTTGGATCTGCTGGCATATAGCCTTTGACGGCGATTTCTGCGATTCCTATTGCTCGGTTTTTTGCGTCTATGTCGCCTTTTTGGTCTATGCGCTCCTTATGCATTTTTCCAGTTAGCGCGCGCGACTCAGCCGCTCTTGCATCTGTCTTGTTTTCCTTAATGGTGTTGGCTGCAGTTGTGGCATCTATCTTCCTGCCAGCTTGCTGATCCTGGAATCCCATCTTATCTTGCTCACGCACACCACGAAGCATGCTGTCCACAGACTTATTGCCCTTAGATAGGTCAGCCGCAGACAGTCCCTCAAACCCAGCCGGTAATTTACCGCCGTAAGCTTCTTTATATACTGCTCCCCATAACTCGCGTGCTCGTTGCGACTCGGGGCTTCCTGGATCGCTTGGACGCATGGCCTCGTCTCTTTTCCGACTAGTCTCTGCATCTTTACGTGCATTGACTGCAGGTTCGCTCAAACCCTGTCTAAAAGATTCCCAGCCCGCGCTATTTACTTTGTGTCCTCTTGCGATAGCGCCAGCACTTGCAACACTCTCCAGTCCTTCGGCTAGGTGCGACATGGTAGTTTTGTTTCTGGCTGAGGATTCAGCTGCCTTTACAGACGAGTCGTAATCAGCCGGATTGGTGTAGCGTTCTGCAATCTTGCCGCGAACTAAAGCCAACTCTTCATCACTTAACGTGGTCGGGCCTTTTGGTGTGTAAGTCGAACTACCTGTAGGTTTAGGTGGTGCGCCTGCGGGAAGGCGAGCAGGAACTAACGCAGGCATACCTAGACTCTCATCGTCCTGTTCTTCATCGTCATATTGGTCATATTCGCTCATCCCATTCCCCCCGTTGCTGCCTTGGTACCAGCTCCTATTATAGCGCCTTTAACCACGCCTCTCTTGGTTTCTTCGGTGTCGAACTCTTTCTGTAATAGATCGGCCTGCTTAGAAATAATATCTACCTGTCCGTCAACCTTGGATTTCGCGTTGTCGAAATTCTTCTGAGGTAGTGCTGTCACGTTATACTGTTGAGACGCGTTGGCCGCCGATGTACCAGAGTTGGATACATTCTGCCTCACATCTCTGTTACTCAATGCTGCGTTAAATCCAGTGGCTGCGTTTGTCTTGGTGGCATCATAGGCGTTACCAATGTTGAATTTATCAGCTCCCGTTTGCTGTCCTGCATTGAATTGGCGTGTGTTGTTTGTGGTTCCGGTATTAAAGTTGTTAATGGCATCTTGTGCGGAAGCTATTTTGGCCTGCTCACCAAATTCTTGTCCGCGCATTTCTCCGCCCATCTGTCCACTTTGCATCATAGCCTGTAGTGCTCTTGATTGTGCCTGAGCGGCGACATCTAATCCTGCCTGAGAACTTCTATCTGTAGCGGCCTGTGAACTCTGAAGCTGTGCCATTAACTCTGCACCAGACCCGCCCATACCTCGTGCATTCATATTCTGAAGCACGGCATCGCGCCTGCCTCTGTCTGCTTGAGATGTCTCGGATTGAATTCGAGATAGATTTGCTTTATCAGCGAGATTCATACCACCGTTGCTGCCTATTTCCTGCATCTGGCTGAGGGCGTTAAGCTGGGCGGCCTTAAGACGAGGATCGACGCTGATGTTGCTCATCTCAGTGTTACCCTGCGTAGCTGCTTCAACGGTATGTGCCTGAAGCCTTTCGGGTGCGTCAATAACTGGGGCGGTCACGTCTCCTACGTAGGTGTCGCCCTGTAGCAGTAATCTCTCCAGTTCTGGTAACGGGAGATCTCCGTACAGGCGACGTGCTTCTTCTAATTTATCCTGTGCTTTATTTTTGTTGGCACCGCCAAACAGCACTCCATCAGCTGCGTCCATTATTCCAGCCATACAGATTCTCCGTGTATAAGAAGTTGCTTGATCATTATTCTTTAGGGTAAAATCGGGTTATACGGGTTATAGCCGCCAACAGTTAAGTCAACATTACTTTCTGGGGGTGGTGGTGGTGGTGGTCTATATGCATATCTCTCTCTCGCCGCTTCTGCGTCTTCTTGAGACATTAAAATGTTATTAGTTTTGGATGGTTCGGGGAAGATTCCTTTTACAGCGTCGTCAAATATCTTACGCAACTCAGCAGCTCTACGTCTTTCTTCCGCACGTTCTGCAGCCCATTGTGCCCTTCGAGCCTGGTTTTCGATACGACTCTCCTCACTGTAGCGCGCGGTTTCTGCGTCTGCCAATCCACGTATAGCGGCTGCGTCTGGAGTATAAGATTGAATTCCCTTTTCCGCGTCGGGATTAAATCCAGCATCCCATCCCTCACCGCCCAAATAACTCTGTAGCGCCGCATAGTTTGCACTCTCCGGGGCCGTCATAAGGGTAGATGCAGATGCTAACTTGGGTGTGGCGTTGCTGAGAATTTGTGAGAAATCAAAGCCCTTTTCGACCATTGCCTGTGCTTGACCGAATGCTTGCTGAGGTGCGTCCATTGTGTCAGGAAGAGTACTAAGAATCTGATTTGCTAAGAAACTTATCTGTCCTGGAGTAGTGCTCAGGTCTGATTCCAGTTTAGTGAAATCGGCTGCTGCCTTTGCGTTGGCAGCTGTAGCACCTTCGGTTGCAGTCTTGTGTGCTGCCTTAGACGCATCTGCGCCAGTTCCCAACATACTGTTCCACGAGTTATTAGTAGCCTGCGATGTGTCGATTGCCCGTTTTACCGCAGAAACCGAATCTGCAAGTCCTTCGTCTCTAGTAACGCTTAAATTAGCGTTGGCTAGTGCCTGATCATCAAGCATGTTCTTACCGGCAGCGGACGAACCGAGAATGAAGTTATCTAGTCTTCGCTCACCTTTGTCGTAGGAACGATTGGGCTTAGAATATACTTCTTTTAAAATTTCACCGCGACCGCCAAAAGACTTCAGTGCTTCAACTTTCGCTGTAGCCTTATTGTAGTCTCCAGTTACTGCAGATGTGTAGTCGTCTGCTGCTGAATCCTCTGAAGGGCCTGAATAGGTGCTGCGACTATAATCTATTTTAGTGCGTGAAGCGTTGTTGTTGATAGCACCTGCTATATCACCCTTGGTTTTTTCTCTTGCATCGGCATCGTCTCGTATAGTAGCGCCCGAGGCTCTTCCACTTACATCGGTAATTGCATCTGCAGCAGAGGATTTGAATTTATCTACTGACTCTCTTACGTTATTACCGGCAGCTGCAGCCGTATTTACAGCATTCTCGCCCTCGTTAGCACCTAGATAGTCTTGGAGGTTGGTGAATCCACCAGTAGCAGGCGCAGATTTACCAGCAGCCTGTCCGCCTGCACCAGTACCCGCAGCAAACCCACTACCAGACGATAGTGTTTGTTCTTGGGTCTGGGAGCCTCCAGCCTGATCTTTTGCTTTTTGTGCGTCCAGTTCTTGCTGGGACATTGGTAAGAAAGCCATAAAACTCCTCTACTTATACTGATTAACCAGCGACGGCGATGAAAGTCAGATCATACGATTTACCACTAAATACCAGTAAAACCCCTGATGCCGATGCAGTGGCCGCGTTTGTCATAATGACGGAAGACCCTGAAATTGATGATATTTTTGTATTTGTCGGTATTCCGGTACCTGCAACTGACTGACCGATAAGAAGATGATTAGCGTTGGTGACGTTGGATAGAGTCGCGCTTGTGTTGGTAGTAGTACCGCTGGAGAGCGTAGTTAGCCCACTTATAGCGTTTATCAGAATCTGGCCGTTCTCGTATCCCCAGCTAACTGTCCCGCCGCCGCCTAGAACCTGCGAATTACCTGCACGATCTCTTACGCTGACTGCCCACACACCAGCAGGACGTCCGATAGTGGACGATATTTTAATGGGCGTAAATGTGGCCTGCGTATTATCAACAACAACCGTTTTTACCATTGCCTTAAAGTTGTCGGCGAATGTCAGGTTCTTGTTTAACGCCGAATAAACAGAGTCAAAGAACACGTTAAGCGGCTGCAGTAGCTTGGCTATCCAGCTTATCTGCTCCGAGAAATCTTCGGCGGTAATACGTTTTAGTGGTGGTAATGCTGCCATATTATCTCATGATCTTTTCTGTGCCTGCGTTCCAGACGACAGAAATACCAGCCAGCTCGAAACTGGAGTAGCCTATCTGGTGGTTGAACTCTATACTCAGCTGCGTACACCGCTGCTTCTGCTGTGGGACGTAAGTACGTATAGGACGCGCTTTCTGTGAGCCACCCCACGGCACATCTCCCCAACCAAATAACCCCCACAGGCCAACGGCAGTACCGGTAAGGGTAACGATGTTGGTGGACGCCGACAGCTCAGAGCTAAATAGGATCTCGGCTGTTTCCACGAAATCTGTGTTGAACAATAGGCTGGATTCGCGAAAGTGCTTCAGCTCGCCAGGATTTCCGCCTGTGATAGGTACCCACTTAATCTTGCAGTCTATGGCTTTGTAAATGGTTGCAGCTGCTGCTGTAAATGGGGCGTCGATTGACACTGTTACAGTTCCTGCTACAGAATCTCTGGCAGATACCACCGCGTATATTGATGTGGATTGATACACGACGTCCCCAACATCTACCTGGTCACTGTTGGATAGAGTAATGGTTTTAGTGGCGGAGTCGTATGCGCTGATAGTAGACGAAAGCCCGTAATCTACGTGGTCGCGGAAAGTGTAGTTTTTCAGCTCTTTGTTGACGAAGTTAGACGCACTGTCGCCAACATACAGCTTGTCATCTTCTCCATTAACTACCATGCATGTTGACGAAATGGTCCACCGAGTCCAGGTATTTGTAAACGTGTTAAAAACAAACTGTTGAGACGCCGATGTATCCCCTACAGTAGTAATGGTAGATAGGATGTATTTTCGTTCCGTCTCGTATCCAACAGCAAAGCTATACGCCTTAACATCGGCAAGACTGATTCCGAAAACTTCCAGCAGCGTTTTTTCGATTGGTCGTGAAATTACTGATACGCCAGTTTCGGTAATTGACACGACACCTTGGTCTGTCAGGCAATAAATCTGATTGTTTAGCGTAACTGCTGTGTCTGCTCCGATGATCTTTGCGGTGCTATCAAACGGGTCAACACGAAACGAGCCTGCTTCGCCGGACACGCGGAATATGCCGTCCTCTTTTAAAACAAACAGGGAGTCACGTAACGGAATAATACGCACGATCTCCTTGTCGGCTGATCCGATTAGGAAGAAGTTACTGATCGGTACAGACTCCGGCTGTAGGGCTTTGCTGAAGAACACGCCGTGCTTATAGCGGTCATTAGAAGACACAATGGAGGTACCCGATGTAGGAAGTCTTGGGGACCAGCACGTCGCTCTGGAGCTGATGGCGTAAAAGGCATCTGCTCCGACTTCGCGGGCTTCTAGTAGAATCTTGCCTGGTAGATCATCGGGGCCGGACCTATAGTAAGCGTAAATAGATGTATTAGACGAATATTGATTGATAACTTTTACAAGACTTCTGGCCGTGTCAGAGATATTCTGTGACGCACTTCCTGATGTAGTCACCTGAAAGAATCCAGACCCTACAGTCTCCGATGCCTTTGCTGTATATGTGGTACCGGCTAATGTAACAGTATCGTCCGCAGCTAGACCCGATGAACCGCCAACTGCGAGAAGTGATATGAACATTCTGTGTTTGCTTGTAACGTTGGCATAGAACATAGCGCCCTTGAATACAGCAATATCGGTTGCAAGTGGGGGCTGTGTATTTGCGGCTACGATACCTTCCTGTGAAGACGCTGTATAAATCGTGGCTCCGCGCAAATCGTCCGGCGTGTTGTCTACGATAGTAAATGTTGCGCCAGAAACATAAGCGGCCTCAAACACAAGCTGCAGCTCGTCGTTAGGTTCGGTTCCTTCTTCTGGATATTCGGCGGAGCGGTACAGCTGGTAGAACCAAGTGGTATCTACTCCTGGAGGGGTAGTGACTGATAACGAAATGTCCCTACTTGCTGCAGTGGCGATGATGTTTGTAACAACGGCTCTTTCGGAAGGGGCACCGTAAATGAAGTTGTTATTGGCGTCCTTGTAGTACCACAATAAGCGATAAGCTACTTTAAATCCTTGGGTAAGAAACCCACTAGATCCCGTAGTAACACCACTTAAAGATAACGCCTGAACCGCGCCCGACGCTTTGACTGTTGCAGTAACTGAGTCTAGCTTTTTGGGGCCGGACGATGATGTGAAGTACAAGTTCTGGTTGGACTGCGCAAATCTCACCTTGTAGTTTGGGTCTGCGGGACTATATGTACCAGAGTAAGCAGTCCATCCGGTAGAATTGCTGTAGTACGCAAGTAAATTTGTGGAGTAGTGCGCGATAAGTGCAGATTGATAAGTGGATATTACATTAGTACGAAAAAGAGAGTTAGACAGCCCGAATGCTAGACGATCAAATCCGCGACGTGGGGTTATTAATCCCTCGCGATCTATGTTTACGTTATCTGCAACAACAAGTGCTCCATCCGGTACCGAGCTGATACTAGATGGATGAGTGTGTAGCCCTGTGGCCTTTGTAATTAAAGATTGTGCCATTTATTACCGCCAAAAAATTCGGCTTACGACTCGTTTTGATTCGCCGTGAACACGCGGGCTTGTCATTTTAGATGCGCCGTCTGTCATTTCTGCGATTATTTGATCGGACATCTTGACGCCGTTTATGTCGCCGATTGATTTCATAACTTTGCGTGCAACACGCTCGGCCAATAATGGATGTAGTTCAGCTGGAAGTTGAGGGATAGGGGACTGGCCAGCAAGTGCGACCCAATCGCCTACCGTTAAATCAGTTGGCACACTGGCAAATGTCAGCACAGTTCCTGCCACACCAGTTATAGTCTGATCAATGGCGAGACATTCAAACCCACCTGTGTCACGAATAAAGTCGATTGAGGCACCGTTAGCTATGGTTGACGGAAGTGAAGTTACCGTTACAGTGCTTCCTGCCATCGACGCGACTTGCGCCGCAGCAGTTACTTCGATGAGTTTTGATGGGCGAGTGTAGTACGGAGTAAGTAGATCATAGGCAGACGCAGCTGTAGTGCTGGGTGTAGGAAACAGTACAATTTTGTTGTTGCGCAAGCAGAAAAATTCGGGAGTGCCAGTTCCAGAAAACTGATAGTTGGGTATCTCGTCATATTCGATACGCTTAAGATTGTACACTCTGCTGTCACTGTCTACCAACAACACGTCGCGCAGCATTTGTCCTACAGCTCGCGCCGGTATTTGGTACGCAGCCTGCGATGCGACTATAGACTGAGTTGCGCCTGTTTCGGAAAGGTAAAATTCCTCACGTTCAGCAAGAAGCGTTGGCAGTAACGCCATACGCAGCTCATCTGTAGCAAAACGCAGCAGATCAGACGAAGTAAATGTGGTCTGGTCGGTAGGGACCATTGCACGCTGCTTTATGTCGGACAGCAGCTCTTCAGTTGTGAAGGACTCTGACATGGATTAGCTCCCAAGCTGGGACAGTAGTGCTTTGAGATCATCTTCGCTGATTTCTGGTTCCTCTTTGCGTTCTTCCTCATCGAGCTGCTCTGGCTTCTCGGCTTCAATGGAAATAGCTGCGATGGCTGGAGCCTTCTTGCTCTGCGCCTTTTTGACCATGGCTCCGTCGCACATGTCCATAATATGTTCTAGAATCTTTGCTTTTGCGTCTAACATTTATATCTCCTTAGTTTAAACGTGATGTAGGTTGCTGCTGTTAATAGATTCTCTGTATCGTTAGCTGTGTCCTTGTGGTGCTAGTCGCCGCAGAAGTTGCATCCCCATGCGCTCTAAGCACGTCACCAGCCGCTAGATAAATTATGATTGACCCCGTTAAAAATAGGTCGTTACCAGTAGGAGACATTAAAAACAGTCTGTCAGCTTGCGTTATCGCTGCAATGCTGGTTGTCAATTGAGCGCTATTTCTACTGATCCCCATGTTACAGCTAGCACTGCACGCGTCGGTATAGCTGATCGAATACAGGCCCGCTCTTCCGATAGTAAAAGACTCACCGTTTGCTGCTGACTGCGTGATTGTTACGTCCGTAGAGGTGTTTGTTATAACCGTTGAGAATCGTCTAATGTGTGTGTTGGTTGAGCCGTATCCACTTTGGCCGCCGAGTCTTGTGGTACCAATCGAGCCACTTGCCGCAACAAACCCCGAAGCAGTTGCAGTAGCGTGGCCATAACCAACAACAGCGCCCGAAGCCCCTTTAGTCGCCACCCAAAAAGCTGACGAAGTTGGCCAGTCCACTGTAGGACTATCGTCGTTCGCCATTGAAAGAAATCTAGCAAAGTGAACAACAGATTGAGTAACGCTTGCGCCCGGTCTAACTGAAACGCCTGCTATAACATTCCCTACTGAGTCTTGGCTTTTTATAACCGAGGCATTGGATGAGCCTAGCTGGGAGTCGTTTATTAAAAACCACTGTACTTGATCTTTTGAACCCCAGACTTGAACTCTGTCAGTAGCTTGCACAGGCGTTTGCCATGTGATTGTTTTTGTTCTGCCCGCTGTGGCTGTAATATTGCCGCCTGTACCCATAGCAGCGCCAGCAGGTCCGTATACAGTGGTTGAAGTATCTGCGTCCCAAGTTCCCGCAACAGATGCATACTCAACATCGTTTTGCCCTAAATTTACAGTGCCGGAGCCAGCCCATTGCGAAATCTCAACAGAAAAGTTTAACGAGACTTGATCTGCACTTAGAAAAATACTGTTGGCTGTTCTGCCCGAAAATGGGTTTTCTGCTTGGGTGTAGTCATCATTAGTTAAATACACGACGGAGTCATTTATAACTGCCGTAATTATAGCCCCTCTTTTTCTGGTACTAGCGGTAGAGTTTCCCCTTTGCCAGCTCCCCACAAGTCCCAAGGAATTTACTGTGAGGCTGTCTGGTAAAATCATTGTGAGAGTCGAACTTGTGACCGTTCCCGCATTGAAATTAGCCATTACGTTAAGTCGGCTCCCCACCCTTTGGTAGGATGCAGTTACGGAGCTGAGAGTTCCCAAACTAGTTGATGAAAAAACAGGGGTGAAATCTACCTTTGGCCCAACCACTGCACCCTGTGGCTGTATTCCCGGACCCACGATGATATTTGTAGCGTCTAGGTCAGAAATAACGCCTGAAGTTTCAGTGAATGACAGCGTGTAAGCCGAAGAAGCCGTGGTATCGAAAACTAGCTGAACTCTGCCCGTGAAGCCTGCGGGAAGTGTAGTTGCCCCGCTCGTATCAGATCGCAGAGAAAGCCTAGTCGTGCCGTCATAAACAGATACGCGCCAAACGCCAGTAGCAGGGACGATAACGTATGGTTGAATTTTAAGCGGGGTGTTTCGTAGTCCAACCGGAACCGTGAACGGATAATAGATGCCTGATGTAGAAGACTCTGTAGTAGAGGCAGCGACCGTCTTAGCGAAGCGGAAAGCCGTTGATGTCTGAGCGCCAAGCGGTGAGCCATCGGTAAGCCTGGTTACAGTGTGATTTGTGGCAGCAGTCCAGCCGGTTGTGTTACTAGAAGCCGAAGGGTTATCAATTAAATTTATCTCGCCAGATCCGGCTCCGCCGTCTGCCCAAGCTGGAGCTCCCGACACGACTCGAAGAGACTGACCATCTACGCCGACACCTAAGCGAGCCGGAACACCGCCAGATCTAATCGTCAAATCCCCGTTGGTAGTCATAGGAGACAAAGCGCCAAATGCCGCATTAGCAGCAGTTTGCCCAGTGCCTCCGTTTGCAATCGGAAGTGTACCGCTTACGTCCGTAGTAAGGACGGCCTGTGAAAAAGTAGTATTAGTGCCATCTGATTTTAAAAGACGATTGGCGGTTTGGGTCGGAAGAATCGCGTTTAATGCTGCATTGGCAGTAGCCTGCCCAGTGCCACCCCTAGTGATCGCTAGAGCAGCCTCGCTAGAAAGGAGGCCCGATCCGTCGTGGATGACAACATGACTAGCCGTGCCTGCTGCTATTTTCGAGCGTGCAATAGCCGCAGCCGCGCCAATGTCTGCGTTAACGATACTCGTCGCTAGGTTTAACTTGGAATAATCAATCGCAGCACTGGCAGAGATGTCGGCATTCACAATACTAGTTCCGAGGTTTAACTTGGAATAGGCAATTGCAGCCGCTGCACCAATGTCTGCGTTAACTATGCTGGTCGCAAGATTTAGTTTGGAATATGCAATAGCCGCTGCATTATCTACGTTTGCGTTTACTATCTTTGCAAACTCATACGCAGTTCCAGCCGCATTCATTCGCAGCGCCGTATCAGCTACTCCGAGAGCCAGCGTCACTAGAGGATTGCCGTTGAATTCCAGAATATTGGTTGCGTTCACGCGGAGAAGTAGATCGGCATTATTTGCGGCATTTCGCCAGCCCGCACCCTCATTGTTGGCCAGCCTGATAACACCAGTAGTAGATGGATTGGCCGTGGCGGTTTTCACATAGGGAAGTTTGAAGCCATAGGTTGCTCCAGTGTTAACTTCGGCCTGCAACGTGAAAGTTCCGCCAGTGACTTGAAGCGTGTGGGTAGCAAGTGCGATTAGAAGACCGTCAACACCAGCTGCGCCGCTCCACGTATTGTCGCCACGAGCTGGTACGGAGTAGGTTGTATTATTTACTGAGACAGATGTTGCCATTTAACCCTCTTACGAATTGTCTAAATCTCCGGCTTAGCGTCCGTACCGATTATTGACCAAATGAGTAAGAAGTAGCCGCCGACTGTGCTCCGCCAGTACCAGACGCGAGATACCCAGATCCGGTTACTGCTAATCTAGTTCCGTTGGAGGATGAAAGTGCAATGTGGTTGGCCAGATGACTCTTAGATAATGACGTGATTGTAACTACACCGAGTGCTGATGAGGCGCTGACAAGCAAACTCAGGACGCTATGTGCGTTGATCTTGGCGACAAGTGCAGCAGCATCCGCAGTATCGGTGCTTGCCTGGGAGAACTGGTCTTCGCCGGATGGAGACGCTTTGGCTGTGAGAGTGGTTTTACCAATAGTGATTGTGTCATCTGCAGCTACGCTGGCCAACGTGGCGGTTGCAGAAGCTGATACGGGGTCACTGGCAGAAGTCTGCACATGGATTGAGGCTTTTTTATTTCCACTGCCCAGCTCCTCAAGATACTGTGCGATTTCTCTAGCTTGCTCTCTAGCGCCAGCCGTGCGCACCTTATTTGTAGCATCGGATGCGGATGGAGTCTTAAAAGTGATTAGAAATGTTGCCATTTAAATATTCCTTGAAGTTGAATTTTAGGTTCTTACGAAGATGGAACCAGGCAGAAGGTATTAACCCCCCCACAAGGTTCCATCAACGTAAGGAGACAGATTAGGCGTTTACGATGCCAGTGACCTTGACGGCCCAGCTAGGGCGCTGTGAGAACACGGTTTGATCCGTGAACAAGCGCATTTCGTATCCAGCGTTGCTTGGAAGTTGCAGAACGAGTTGGTCGCTTTCCTGTCCAGGCATCTTCATGGTCACATCGGTAGAACCGAGGCGGCAGAATTGCTTAACTGGCAGACAGAATGCTTCGCCCTCTTTAACGTAGATGGATGGAACGATCTCGATTTCGCCGTTGACACCGAAGTAGGTGATGGACTCGAAGCCGTTGTCGCCTTTGCGTGCTCCGTCGATACGACGAAGTGCCGACATATCGCTGTTAAGGTTCGCGTATGCTCCTGGTGAGCAGAATACCGTGACCTTTTCGTCCAATCCCTTAGCAACGCCAAGCGCCACTGCAGATTGAATTTTCGACATCGACAGGGCTGCACTGCCAGCGGAGTAAGAGCTAGAGCTCCAGAGCGCATAATCGGTCGCGCTGATGTTGTAGAGGGTGCCAGTGTTGGTGACAATCTTATCAATGCCAGTCATTTCAGCACCACGGAAACCACGATAGAAGAGGAAGTCGTTAACAGCGATATCGGCGGTGTCACCCGCGTCACCTGTAACAGTGATGGTGTGTGCTACAAGATCTACAGCCGTAATAACAAGTGCGGCCGCGTTACTGCGGTGTGTTCCGCCAGAGGTTGCTGAATAACAGTCAAGTTCAGCGCCTTCAGCTCCTGCCCAGATACCGCTTGCCCAGGTAGCTGCCGATACTGTGACCGTGTTTGTTCCTGAAGAGTCACTTACTGCGGAAATTTTAGCGAGACTCGTGCCGCCGTAAAACGCCAGAACTTCGAGACGCTTGGTGAAAGAGCTGGTCATGTTTCCAACGACTTGCTCAGACCACTTCATGAAAGCCTTTTTGGAAGACGATGCACGAGCGGCAGCATCGTAGCTGATCGCGGTACGGAGCAACAGGTTAGTGCCAGTGACTTGGGCTTCGCCATAAGTAGCTGCAATGTGGTTGTTCAAAGAAAACGCGCCAGAACCGACGGTGAAACCGTGTTCGTGGGTTAAGACAACAGGTTGGATAAACTTGTCGCCGATCTCTTTGTCGCCAGATTTGAACTGGACCATTTTAATTAGGCGGACTCCCTCGGGGACGAGGTTTTGCAAAGAGTCTGCGTAAATTTCTTTAAGCCAAGCGGAAATTGTAGTTGCTGAATTATACTGAGTCATGGATGTTTATGTCCTTAGAATGGGTTGTTTTGTGTGGAATGGTCAGTGTTCTGTGTCATCTGCCGCCAATTGGTGGGCAAGAATCGCGAAGATCTACAACGAGGTGGGGGTAATCCGAGTGGGTATACGCCGCTTATGTAGCTCCTACTAAATACTTATTAATATTGAAGAGAAAAATCTTCAGTCCGGTAAGAAAAATATTTGATTTGTCAAGAAAAAAATAGGAGCCGTTGGATAGCTCCGTAATGAGAGGTGGTTACGTTGTTAATCGACTCCGGCCTTTTTACGAAGAGAAGCAATCCAGTCGGAGGGGCTAAGCCTGTCAGAACCTGCTGAAGATTCACGAGGCTGAACCTGACCAGTAGGAGTAGGAGCTGGGGATGGGGGTGGCAACATTTTTGCCTTTAGTCGTTGAAGATCATAGGTACGGATCTTCTTGGCCAGATCCTCACCCAGTACGCTCATTAGCTTCTCGCCATCAAGCTGGCCGAATAATTGCGATACGTCCGAACTGTAGCCATCCCTTACCATATCAACGGCGGTATGAACGTCCAGCTCGTATCCCTTTTTAAGGGCGGCGTGCATTACTTCTGCAACCCTGCGTAATGTCTGTGGGGTACGGGGTAGTCCAGATTTGTCTAGAGATTCTCGAATGGAGCGGTCGTAGTCCTGCGCATACTTGGCCTGCATCGTGTTGAACTCGGTGGCCTTGTCCGCTTCCACTCGTGCCTGCTCGGCTTCGTCTCTGGCCTGCATTTGTCCTGACTTGAATGAACGTAGCTCCTCCAGCTCCTGCTGCTCTGGAGACATCATCTCTTGGCGATATTCTTTGGCAAGATACTGCTCGGCAATCTCACGGAAGTTAAATCCCAGATTTGGGTTAGCCAGAACTTCCATAGGATTGCTTTTCAGCGCCGCCAAGAACGACTCGACCTGCTTTCTTGATTTTGCCGCATCTTGAAATTTCTGATCCGCGCTTTCGAAGTGCTGAGCACGACGGATTACTTCCGCCTCACCGTATTCTTTTTCGACGCCGTTGATTTTCAGCTTGTACTTGCGCTCGGCAGTCTCCGCTGGGGTTTCTCCGGGAACAGCTTTGTCTTGTGGCTGAGAAGCTGGTTGGGAAGTATTGTGGGTTGAGTCGGATACCTGTTTGGCCTGAGAACCCTGTGAAGATGACGGAGAAGAAGACGGAGCCGGAGACGCGGATGCTGGAGATGGGGACGACGACACACTAGGTGCCGACGATGCGCCGGAAGATGCTGGTGCCGACGATGGGGAAGCTACTGTTGTTGACATAAAAACTCCTTACTGAGGTTGTGTTAAATTAGCGGGTGCATTTGGTGGAAGATCGGGCATATTTGGCATACTTGCTGCCATCTGTGGTGACGCGTTTGCTGGAGCTGGCATCTGCTCTCCTTGGCCGGGTTGTTGGCCTTCAGGTGGCGCTTGTTGATCTCCTGGAGGTGGAGCACCTGGCGGCATACCAGGCGGCGGTAGATTTTTCTGCCCGAGAACATTAAGAAGTGCCGGGTCTGTGTTCTGCAGCGCTTCGATATGCTGTTGGATGTGTGCCAGGGTCGCCGTTACTACCTTGGTATCCTTGCGGGAGTCAGGGTCGGCCAATACCATCCTGTGTCCCATGATGTGCTGTAAATGGACGTCGATGTTTATGACAGGCGGAACCTCACCCTCGCGAATTCGCTCGTTCTCCGCAGAGATAAGCATTTGCTCCGACTCTTCGTCTTCAATCAACGGGTCAAGTGATCCAGTTTGAATTACTTGAATGTATTGCTCTGGTCGCTTGAGTAGCTGCGCTTGCAATAAGTCTTGAGCCATCTGTACGCGGCCAGACAACGTGCGGCTGATAGGGTTTCCCATGTCAACTATTACGCGGTTTATGTCTTTGATATCGTCGCCGACAAACTGCCTCACGTAACTGCGGCGATTCTTACCGGCAATTGCAGTGGTACGTGGAATAACAGCACGCTGCTGCAGAGTTCGGACAATACCCGTTCCAACATCTTCCATTAAACGTGAATAAGCTGCAGCAATACCGTTGTTGAACTGCACCGCTTGGGAAGCAACCAAGGCCAGTGCCGATCCTGACTTGAGTGAGGCTTCGGGCTGGCCGCGCGCAACACTATTCACGCCAGATATTGTCTCGCCCTGTCCTTCGAGTCCGCGAAGATGATTAAATACTTCTGCAGGGGTGCTGGTAAGGTTTATGGCTTCTGGTTTGTCCGAGGATTCGATGACATTCATACCCTGGCCTAACTGGGTGACATTGAGGTTACTCCCAGGTTTCATCCAGATATTTTGGACACCGAACGTTGCTTGGTTAGATAGAATGATTGTATTGAGTAGATCGATACCGTCTTGGATGCACAGCAAATCAAATGCAACCGAATAACCGAACGAAGTGCCATACTGTGGGTATGCCATCATTCTATGTACAGGAAGTTGCTTAGTGGCTAACGCGCCCTCTTCAATAATTTCGCTGCTGGCCAGAAATATCGCCTGCCTTCCTTCTGGAACGGCTGCAGTTCGATCATGATAGAAGTAAAACACGGGGATATATTCATCCGACCAGTCGTCGCCTTTAGGCATAGTGCTGAAGTTCATTAGGGTGTGAGCATCATCGCTTGACGCGCTGAGAATCTTATCCGCATATTCTGGGTACCTGGCAGCAACCTCGTGACGCACCTCAAATCTACGAAGGACATACCAGTCCGGTCTAGTATCTGAATCGGCCACACAAGGACGTACAACATCTGCTGGGTGGTATACTCTCGCCCCAATGTCCCCCGTCTTAAGAATCTTCTGCGTCTCGGGGTCTGGCATAAAATCATCGCCAGCCTCCATGTCCCAAGTTAGTTCTACGTAAGATTCGCCGCCGATTAGGCATAGTTCGGTTGCGCGGCGGAAGTGCCCCTCAAGATATTTCTCGCGTAAGTAGTACTCAAGAATGTTAGACGCTAATATGGTTTGCGTTTTGCTTTTGTAGTCTGAATTAATTGCACGACACTCGTAAGACGGGCGTTGCTGCGTAATTATTACATGGATGTTGATCAAGAAATTGCGGAAGTGATTTATCTTGATGGAGCTGTATTCGCGGCGCTCGCCTTTTCGCTCTATCTGAGATGCAACATGTCTCCCGCTCTCGTCGAGTGCATAATAGGCGTTATATGCTTTGCCCCACAGCCCAAGTCGGCCATTGTTTCTGATTTCGTCGTAGTAGTTCGTGACTCGTCTGTAAAGTTCCGAACCCAGATCATCTCTGCCCAGATTGGCAAAATAAACATCGTCCATTTGGTTGCCTCGTTGTTAGCGGCGGTTTAAGGAAAACATGCGTCGTATAATTGATGTTGTGCTTGATTCATTGTCTCGTGGGTATCCGAAATCAGTGAATGGGTCGTATCCATATCCAGCTGGGAACGGGTTGGAACTCATGTCAACGTGTTTGCAGAAATACATGAGCGCGGCCAGTACATCGAAGTGGTATCCGCCGCTGTCCCTGGCAAAAGTCTTGCGCGAATCATCTTTCCAAATAGCAAACTTGAGCTGCGATATCAGGTTGCGGCATCGAGGATTGATGATCAGTCTCTCGTCGTTGATAAACATCCTGAGCCGGTTGATATTGGCCGCCAAATCCGTTTTATCGGGGGCGCGACAAGAAAACTTGTGTACTGCTGCCATGTCGGCTATGGCTAGGGCAGGGCCGTCCACGATTCTTTGTGGGGGTGGGCGATCCTTGCCCCAATGTAGTACTTCGATACGTTTTGTCTCTGCGATAATCTTGTCGGATGTGGTGCGAGCCAGAAACAGTTCGTCTTCGATTACAAGTTTGTCTAGCTTAAAGTTGTAGTATCCGAACACAGCTCCAGTTCCGTCTGTGTATCCAAGATCGATGCCAGTTGTTGGCAAATAAAATGGCGGTTTTACAACTTCGTATGTGATGCGTTCCATATGTGCATCGGTTGCTTCTGGAACAACGCTGCGATTGACATCCACGACGAATTCACAGTTGTGGTGTGCTATGTTGTTGCCGAAAAATAGATGGCCGCCGCCTACCTCCAGGATGTCGAATGTCTGCTTCCTTCCTACAGATACAATTCCTGTGATATCGGCGTATCCTGAATCCGTAAGAAGACAGTCGCCTATAACGTACTCAGTCGCCTTCTTTTCGGATGCATCAAATCTGTGCTTGGCCGATACTGTTACAGAAAGCCCATTTGATAAATGAAACTCAAGGCAAGGAATTAGCCCCGTATATGCAACCCCATCGAACGGCCTGAATCCTGAAGGAGTTAATATTTCTAAGTTCTTACAATTGAATGAAGGCTTATTTTTTTCCTTGACGGTAGCCGAAACTTTCGCTGCTGCGCTCATTCTGCTTCTAGTCAATTCAGAACAAATACGGCCTTTATGTAATGAAGAGAGCGCCTCAGCGTTTGCTTTTTTTACTGCTTCATATGAATTAGGAGTGTATCTAAGTTGCTTGCTGTTGGACCTAGACATACTCCCAAAAGCAAATTTGAGTCCGCGGTTATCAGGAAACATCTTTATAAGAAGATGATGTGTGATAAAGTGCTCTTTTGCCGTAAGCGACACAAGATTGTCAGCACTATTACTTCCACCCATGCATTTAGGAATTATGTGGTGGACCTCGTGGTATCCTGCAAGTTTACGGCATCTACCCCTTGCTATGAGAGTGGCGTAAATTTTAGCGTAATTCACGTTTTAACTCCCTTACAGTCATGGTTCTGATTTCGCCGTCCGCCGTGCGTACCGTTAGCTTCGTATTTCCTTCGATGCAGCAGTACTCGCGCCGCCACGTACTAGAATTTTCTCCGCCTGCTTCCCGCTTAAATTCTTCTAGCTGTGCTGGGGAAACCATGGGGTTGTCGTAAATGGTCTTCTTTACGTAGGCACCCTCAGCAATGGCTGCCTCAACAAACCGCATAAATGGGTGAGCACCTGACACAGGGGGCGTACTGGATAGAATAATTCTGCCGCCCGTAAGCAGAGACTGAGGCAACAGAACGTCTTGCACCACGTATGATAGGACTTCTGGGTCAACAAACCCGGCCTCATCCACTACAGACAAATGTGCCTGAGTACCGCGCAATGCATCTGCGTTAGCTCCGTCACATCCTGCTACCGTGATTACAGATCCGTTGGGAAATTCCCACGCGCTGTCGAATGTTTTGTACTTCGGGCGCAGATGTTTGGGGCAGTTTGCCAGCAGGTTACGAAACAGTGGGTTAATAATCTTGCGTGTCTGTCGCATTGTGGGGGTCGCGAATTTAATGTCACTTCCAGGGTTCTTTATTGCGTACTCGATGCACATAAGTACAAGCAGCCACGATTTTCCACTTCGCCGTCCTGCGTTAATCACAAACTTCTTCGCGGCACATGCATTAATCAGTTCGTAAATTTCTTTTTGTACCGAGTGCAGCTTCCACGGCGCAAGGATTCCCCGCCGCCACAGCTCGGCTTGTCGCTCGCGAAGTGTTATACTGGCGTCCATTTTCTTACTCGTTGGTGATTCCATCTAATAACTCATTTAACGGGGACACGGCAGGAGAGGATTTGTCGGAATCCTTGGGTGTCTCGCCTATGAACTGTTGAAACGCTTTTATAAGTGAGATGAGTGAGCGAACTTCAGACTCATCCAGTCCTCGGCCAGTGGATGTCACATTTAGCCGAGAGATTTCGCGCTCTAGAATGTTTTTTATTTTGTCATGCATAAATTGTGGTCGGGCTTCGTTGTTATTCTCGCTGGAGCTACCCCGTGTCTCCCCAGATCTTCCAGCATAGAGCTGGCTTCTTTGGCCTTTGGCCGCTTGCACGAGCTAACACAGTGGAACCTGCAAGCAGAGGACCGAACTGTCTCGTGTTTTGAGTTAGTGGGCGCAGCAGAACACAGAATCCTGCTCGCGCACGTGGGTAGGTTATTTGCGCATGAGCTGCAGCGCCGACACTTTTGTTTCAAGATTTTTTACTGCGTCTGCAATTGCTGCATTCTCGTCTGCCGCGTTTACTGGGGTCATGGTGATAGCACGACGAACCTGATATGCCGCGACTGTGCCGAGAAATGCGGCCAGTTCGGGCAACGCAATGGCTGGCATTAACGCGATCTTCACTAACGCCACCACCAGCGCCACGTTAGTCAGACTGATGTTGCCTTCTTTGTCGAGAAGACGAATAAACTCAAATGCTCTGATAAACTTTTCCATAATTATCTCCTAATTATCCGTTTGTCCAAAAAATTGCTGCCATGTCCCTTGAGAGTTTTTCCAGCGCGATAGCCCGCAGATCAGGTTGCGACTTGGTTTCTTTTACGATTTCGCCGTTTTGTATTTGAAACTCCGTCACTACCCACCCCAGCGGCGTTTTGTTCAGCGACAGGGCTATCTGCGGCGAGTTCTCTTGCTTTTTCGACATTGGATATTACCTCCTGAAGGTTGGTTTTGAAGGATGCCGCCCACTGCAGTGCCTCGATTACTGCTTGCACGTCTTTTACTGGAAACGAGTTATTCGCCAGCAGAACTTCGATATTGCCGACAATGCGATGCACGGCGTCTAAATTATATTTGTTCACGGGTAGTACTCCCTGCAGTGTTTGTAAAAGATCCCACATAGATATAAGTATTCTGAGCGGTATGCTTGGTCGGTGGCCTCGTCCAGAGTCAGTTTCTTCTTTGCCTTATTGTTGGCATCGTCTAATTTTTCCAGCGCCTGCGGGTACGAGAGAAGCCAGCCGCGTGCCGTTGACTTGCCGATAGTGGGGACTGCCAAATTGTGCGCCACACCCCAAACCGCTTCCCACAACATTTTTCGGCAGGCTTCGGGAACAGATGCGTGCAGTAGTCGCGCTCCCGTGGGTGCGTTGTCCAGTGGTCTGCCCATTTCTACGTAGCGCAAATAATTCTTTGCTACATCTACTTCACGCATCTACCACCTCGTCAATTAGCCCAAGTTTCAGCGCCTTGGTTGCAGAAAAAATCTTGTCAACTACGCAGCTACGTGCCCAGAACTTGGCGTTGTGCTCACTGTGTGTTGCCAGCAGTCCGTAGTAAATTTCGCGCAGGCGTTTGCTATCTGCTGCCCAAGCCTCGAAATTACGCGCGTGTCCGGTATAGGTGTCCGATCCGTCGTGAACCATAAATGTAGCGTTGGGCATGGCGCGTCTGTAAGTAGCTGCCTGCAGTACGGCTGTAGCCATCGACAGGCACTGCCCCGTAACAAGTACATCGGTAGTACAGCGGGATGCCCGTATTGCGTCCACCATCGACAGCCCGTCATACACACTGCCGCCCTCGCAGTTCATAGTAATGTTTATGCGTTCTGGACCGGCTGCCGACAGAATGTCCATAGCCACGGCAAACCGCTCAGCCATGTCGTTGTCCAGCGAGCCAAAGAGGTAAATACGTCGCAGGGACATATTGACGCCGGTGTCAATTACACTATCAACTGCGTAGCCGCTTCGCTTGTTACTCATCGCGACCCGCCTTGAAGTGGGGCTTGCGCGTTCTTATTTGAACGTCGATGTCCACTTCGTTCGGGTCACGCACGCCTGTGTTCCAAATATCACGGGCACGCTCGTTGTTGGTCCTGTACAATTCCCGCTTTGATTCTTTGTCAACATGAAACTCAGGGGCAGAGAAATCGTTTTGATAATATTCTCTGGAAAACTGATCAAGCCACTGCTTCTCTTCCGAACTCAACTTGTCGACGTAATCAAAGTCCACAAACTCACGGGCGCAACGGCTCGTACATTTGGCAGACAACCCCGGCAAGAATTTTTGTTTCGGCTTCACGCGAACTCCCTACTTGATACTAATTAATTATGTCATAAAAAAGTTACTGCGTCAATAGGTTAATGTAATTTATTTTTGGATCAACGAATGAAGGTGGGTGGCAGGGGGTGTGTGGTGCGATAGGGGGTAAGATATTCAACAAACATGCCCCACAGTGGGCCTAATAACGCCGCTGGTGGCCGTATAGGGCTGGGGTGCTACCTCGGTATTGGTTTGGGGTACTATCGATTAGAATCGTTATTAGGCGCCAAAAATAGCAAAAGATTTATTTGCGGGAATGTTAATATCTATTTGATAGATAAGCAAGGAACGAGTACATACGTACACAATTAATTCACTGGCGTGCGTCTCGCCAAGTCCCTGATATTATTGACCCTCAAAATCAGATTTGGGTAATTATGCCTATTCAGTGTGTAACGCAGTAAATTTAATATTCGACACGTTGAATTTTATACTTGACACGGAAATAACTAGTTGTTAGAATTAATTTAGAGTTAAAGAGTTGAGATGTACAGTGGGGAGTAAGAGTAGATACTGGTATAACATCTATTAACTAATTAAGTTTATTATGATTACTACAGGGAGTTCTGGGATGGGGAAGATCTGCAAAAAGGGACAGCACGTGTACACGGGGAGCCAATGCAA